TGTCCTGCACGGTGGTGGTGCCGTTGCGCACCTTGGACACCATGTCGTCGAAGGCCTTACTTCCGGCTCCCGCAAGTCCGGCAAGCGCACGGCTGCCCTGTTCGCCGAACAGCTGGTAGGCGGCCGACATCCGCTCGCCTTCGTCGGGGATCTGCTGCAGCGCCGCCTGGGTGTCGGTGATGATCGACATGAACGGGCGCAGCTTGCCGGACGTGTCGGTGATCGCGATCCCCAGCTCAGCGAACTTCTTGGCGTGGCGGGGAGAGGCCATCGAATCGAGCAACGCGGCGAGGCCCGTGCCGCCGACGGATCCCTTCTGCCCGGCCAGGTCCAGCAAGGCCAGGGCCGCGGTGGTCTGTTCGACGTCGAAGTTCATGCGGTGCGCCGACGCGCCCGCATAGGTCATGCCTTCGCCGATCGACGCGATCGAAGCGCTGGACAGATCGGCGGCCTTCGACAGCGCGTTGGCGGTCCGGCCGGCCTGATCCATGGACATGCGGAATTGGTTGATCGTCGAGATCACGATCTGCGCGGCAGCGTCGGTCGCCATGCCGTCGGCCTTCGCCGCGGCCATGATCGGCGCCGCGGCGTACTTCAGATCGCCGATCGCCACGCCGGACTTGACCAGTAGCTCGAGGGCCGCGGCGGCGTCGGCGGTGCTCTCGCCGAAGTCCATCGCCAGCGTCTTGGCCAAGCCCTCCAGCTCGCCGCGGACCTTGCCGAACTCGGTCTTGCCCAGCGCAGTGCCGATCTTGCTGATCGCGTCGTCGAAGCGGACAGCGGCGGCCACGCCCAAGCCGATCGCCGCGGTGGATCCCAGCATCGCCGGCATGGCCGCGCTGAAGGCCTGGCTGCCGCCCTGCTTGATCATGGACAGCCCGCGCCCCACGCGCTCGAGCGACTTGCGGGATCCGTCGATCGCGGCCTGGAAACGGCCGACCTTGCGGGTGGCGTCGCCGGCCTCGAACTGCAGGAGCGCCCCAAGGCCGATGTTCTCCAGTGCCATCCGTACGCCCCAGCTACCGCTTGCGGTACGCCCGTTTGGCTGCCTTCACCTCCCGATCCTTGCGATCGTTCAGCATCCGGCGCCATTCGGATCGGTCTTCCGGGGACGCGTCAGCGAGATCCCACGTGAAGGCCCCGTCGGAGTCGTAGCATAACCCGAAGATCTCAGCACGGATCTGCTTCAGGCTCCTCCACGGCCAGAAGCCTTCCCGGAGAAAAAAGCGTCGTACGTCCAGGACAAAGACTGCCGGACGCGCGATCCGCAGTGCGGGCAGAACTCTTCGATCGCCAGCTGCGGGCCCAGCGTCTCCGCGTCCAAGGCCGACGCGATCGCCTCGAGATCCCGCTTGGTGAGATCCAGGGCCGACTCCGGCAGGGGGGCGGCCAGCGGCTTGCCGTTGATCCCGCAGATCGCCTGAGCCGCGGCCCGGACCTTGAGCATGCCGGTGTTGATCGAAGCGGTCTGCGTTTCGTAGAGCGACCACCGCAGGGGGGCGATCGTCACGGTCCGCACGTCTTCGCCGCGCCAGTCGAAGCCGTCCAGCAAGGCGACCTGCTGCCGCAGATCCTCGCCGTCGTCGGCCACGTTCAGCTCGAGGGACGCGAGATCGGCCGTGTAGACGAACTCCGTGCGGCAGGATCGGCATTCCAGCTGCATGTCGAAGTCGTCGCCCATGGCGGCCCGGCGCAGCTGGATCCAGGTCTGGAATACGTCGCCGGCGTAGGCCCGGGCGAGGTACAGGCGGCGTTCGCCGATCGACAGCTTGGTGAAGTCGGCGCTGCCCCATTCCGTCAGGAAGTGGGCCATCGCCTCGGACGCGAAGGCGGCCGGGGTGATCCCGCGGTTCCGATCGCGGATAGCGCACACGGCCTTTTCGTCGGCTGTGCGCCAGGGCTTGAAGGCGAACGTGCGTCCGTGCGTCTCCCCGGCGGGGATCCCGAACGACAGCAGATCGCCGCGTTCACCGAAGGTGGTCTTCTGCATGGTCAGTCCGTGCGCACCGCCCTACCCGACAGCGCGCGGAAAGTGGCCCACGACGATCCCGGGGGGGCTACACCGGATCCATCGTGTCGGCGACGAACGACAGCGCCAGCACGGCCATTTCGCCTTCGTTCTCGATGTCGAGATCGGGCGTGGCGCGCTTCTTGGGGTACAGGCCGGTCAGGGCCCACGATCGGCGGATCTTGCCGGTGCCCGATTCCTGGATCAGCGTGCCGGCCTTCTTGTACGTCGGCGACACGGGATCGCGGCACTCGCGCCACCAGGCCTCGATCGCGGCGACCTCGACGGTGTGGTGCAGCGGCAGCTCGGCGTCGAACTCGATCGCCTTGGTGTTGCCGCCGGTCGCCGTGGTGCGATCGGGCAGCGTGACCGTCTCGAGTTCCTCTTCCAGCCCGCCGATCTTGGTGAAGGTCAGATCGGGCAAGCCCGTGACCTTCAGCTTGAACTTGTTGAGCGGGATGTGGTCTTCCTTGATGGATCCCTTGATCGCCATGCTGGCCTCTCACCCGCCCCGGTGGGGGCGGTCTCGTTCGCTGCTGACGCCCTAGGCGCTGACGTTTTCGGACACGCCCATCTTGCCGATCGTGAAGATCACCCGCTCGGCGAACCCGGTGATGCGCACCGCGATCTCGGCGTTCAGGTTGCCGGCGTCCTCGTCGGCGGCGGTGTTGTTCTCGTCGTCGATCTTGATCAGGCAGGCGTCGTCGAAGGCGTTGCCGCGCAACGCCCGCTTCTGCCACTCCTTGACGAAGAACGTGCGCAGATCGGTCTTCAGGCTGTCGCGCGTGTCGGGATCGTTCAGGGCGAACACCACGTAGTCGAACTGATCCAGCAACGTGTGGATGTAGTGCGACAGCTGCAGGCGCTTGCTGCGGAACTTCTCGCCGGTCGCGCCGGCCAGCGTCCGGCCGCCCCAGACCACCGCCGTCGTGCCGCGGAACTTCACGACGTTCAGCCCCTTCGGGTTCAGCGCCTCGCCGTTGACCGGATCCTCGCCGGTCGGCAGCGAGATCACCCGCTGCAGCACGGCGTCCACGCCCGCGGCCGGCGCGCAGTAGTGGCCGTTGGCGGCGGCGTACTTGGCGTCCAGGCCGAAGCGAGATCCCACGAGCGGCACCGACTTGAGCACGCCGGACTTGTCGGGATCGCGCACGTTGCCGTAGCTGGGAAACAGCGTGCTCGCGTCCTCGCCCCGGCCGATCGTCGTGTCGATGAAGTCGATCGCGTCCTGATCGTTCAGCTTGTTCGCCGGCTCGATCACCTCGAACAGGTGCGCCTTCGCCGCGGCGTAGGCCAGGCCGGCCTGCTGCACGGCGGTGCTGGTCACGTCCGGGCAGGCGGTCAGCAGCACGCCCTTGCTGTGCGGCACCTTGTTGAGCGGGCTCGATCCGATCGCCAGCGCTGCCAGGTAGTCCGCGTCCGCGGGTGCCGCGCCGTCGTAGCCGCCGCCGCACTCGTCGGCGAACTGCAGGCCGGCTTCGGTGCCGTTGGTGCCCTGGGTGACCGCAACCGACAGGCCGAGGATCGTGTAGGCGTGGGTCAGCTGCGTCTTGATCGCGATCGACGATCGCTTGCCGCCGCCTTCGTACCAGGCCGACGACAGGCGCAGGAACTTGTCCCCGGCGTCGTCGGTGTAGACGCTGGCCGGGTTGACCGATCCGGCGGGGGCGTAGACCAGATCGAAGGCGGCGTTGATCTCGGCGACGATCGCCGCAGTGGTCACCGCGGCGCCGGCCGTCAGCGTGACCTCGACGTCCTTGCGCCCGTCGGCCGACAGCAGCAGCTTGTCGTTGTTGCCGGCCACGACGGCGAAGCCGGCGCCTTCGGCGACGGTGCCGGTGACCACGGCCTGCACGGGAGCCAGGCCGGCAACCGTCGGATCGCCGTCCAGGGTGACCTTGCGGTAGGTGGCGGACCGCACGCGGATCGCGGTCAGCGGCTTGGACTTCGCGTCGGGGAGCACGTAGGCGCCCGGCAGCACGGCCGAGGGCAAGGGCGCGATCTCGACGACGAACTTCTTGGTGTCGGCCGGCGCACCGCCCGTGTGATCGATCGTGATCTTCGGCAGCCACTTGAGCCACTTCGCGTGGGTGGCGCCGGGGTTGTACTGCTTGGCGATCTGCTCACCGGCCCCGACGGTGAAGTCGGGCAGGCTGGTGACCACGCTCTTGCCGTACAGCCCCGTGGCGGTCACGACGTACTTCGTGGTTCCCAGGGCCCACGTGAAGGTCAGCTTGACCGGCAGGCCTTCGTACGCGGTGCCGAACTCGACGCCGACGACGGACACCTTGGCGTCCTCGACCGACGTCACCTGGAAGGGCAGGAAGGTGATCGATTCGGAATCGATCGCCGACGGCATGCCGTACCAGTTGGCCGGGCGGATGTCGGGGACGTTGGGCGTGCTGCCGTTCCAGAGATCCACCGCCTCGACTTCGAAGTTCAGCGGATCGTCGTTGATCACGGACTTGAAGTAGCGGGGGCTGGCCGAGTCCATGGCGAGATCGGAGTAGACCAGCTTGCGATCGCCGTCGACGTAGATCTCCAGGCCGAACTCGTTGCCCGGATCGATCGTCGCGTTGATCACCTTGACCGCCAGCGCCTTGCGGACGCCGTTGGTCTCGACCTTGGCCCCGAGCGACAGGCTGTAGCCGAGATCCACGTTGGCGCCCATGTCGGTCGCCATGGTGGCGCCGGTCTCGACGGTGAGCACGCCGGCCGCGTTGTTGGACAGGACCTTGTAGGTCTTGCCGGAAACGGCGTCGAGTTCCAGGGTCGCGCCCTTCCACTCGTTGGCGAGCATGACGGTTTCGGTGTCGATCGTGGTCGCGGTGATCTTGCCGGTGGCCGACACCGCGGCCCGCAGCTTGCGCGCCCGGCCGCCCCAGCGCCCGCCGTTCTTGGCCTTGATCTGCAGGAGGGGCAGCTTGATCTGCGCCTGGCCGTCGAGATCGGACTGGGCCGCGCCGAAGCCGGTGCCCCAGTGGCGGCTGTAGAGCTTGAGATCGGAAGCGACTTCGTGGCCGTCGGTGACGCGCACGCAGACGAGCTCGCCCGCGCCGCCACCGTGCAGCCAGTAGTCCTGCGCGCAGTCGGGAACGACCGAAGCGCCGGTCGTGGCGTCGGCGCCGATGCGCCCGCCCAGGCGGCGCGCGAAGGCCTTCTCGTTCGGGGCGTACGTCACGCCGTTGGCAAGGCCGCGTTCGAACGGGCCGATGAAGCACCCGACGCCCAGGGCTGCTGCCTGGATCGGCGGTCGCGGCTGACCTTCGCGAACCGCCGTGCCCGCCCCATTGACCGCTCCGAAGCTCCGGATCGCCATCGTGTCCTCCGCCTTACTCGGCCGTTGCGTCCATCGATCCGCTCACCGCCAGCCGCCCGATCCCGTGGCCCGCTTCCGCCGGGAAGATCCAGCACGGCACGTTCACCAGCCGGATCGCCCCTTGTGTCTCCGCCATGTGGATCGCGTCGGGACGCGGGGATGCGTCGATCTGGCGATCTACCACTAGGTCCGCGGCAGCGTCCAGGGAAGCGATCCGCAGGGTTCTGTTGCAAGCGATCCACGCCTTGACAGCATCGGACAGCCGCACCAGATCCAGCCCGCGGTTGGCGATCATCCGCAGGCCGATCACGAAGTCCGATTGGCGCGGGGCGGGGACCACAAGAGCCGCCAGCGTGCCGACGTTGACCGCGGACTGCTTGACCGTCGACTGCGCCCGGAACTGCTCGGTCACGCTGTCGATCGCGATCGCGGGCAGCCGCGAGATCTCGTTGAAGTCCGGGTGCGTCGTGTAGGCGACTTCGGGCTGGGCGGCCAGGCGGATCACCACCTGGTGCCCCGCGGTGACCGCGCCGGTCAGCGTCACCACGTGCGAGGCGGTGTTGTAGCCCGACAGCAGATCGGTCAGGTGCGTCGGATCCGCGGTGTGGTCGAATACCGCCGTCACCGCGTCGAACTGCACCGGCTCGGCCTGCGTCAACACCGCGTCGAGATCCGCCGTCGTGCCGCCCGGCCAGGGCAGCACGACTTCCACCGGGACGCGGATCGTTTCCAGTTGCACGATCAGCGATCGGTAGATCAGTTCTTCCAGATCGCTGAGAATGTCAGCGTCGAACAGCAGTTGCACCGATCGGACGGTCGGGGTGTAGCTGGCGTCGGTGGTCTTGAGGTTGAACACCAGGCGCAGCTTGCGGCTGGTGACCGGGAAGGTAGGCAAGTGCGCCTGCAGATCGGCGTGCGTGTTCCACTGGCCGGCGGCGGCTGCGACCCAAGCGGATCCGTTCCACCAGCGATCCGTCGTGCCGTCGTTGCACCGGTAGCGGACCGTGCCGACGATCGTGCCGTCGACGGTGGGTTCGTCGGCGAACACCTGCACCGCGCGCCAGCTGCGGACGGCCGTCGGGTTGATCTCGGGCCCGCGGATGTAGAGGTTGGCGTCGGTCGGGTACTTGCCGGCCGCGTTGGGGCGCAGCCGCAGGACGTGATCGGTGGGGTGCACACGGATCTTCGCCGGGTCGCTCAGCTGCAACAGCGGGCGATCGTGGAAGGGGAACTCGATCCAGCGGCCGATCGTGCGCATGTCACGCTCCCTTGGGGCTGATCGTCCGCTGCACCGCGTCTTCCCAGTTCTTCTTCAGCTTGGCCTTCAGACCGGGCTGCCCAAGCGCGATGTTGATCCAGGGCCTGCCCTTCACGACGATCGCTGTGGTCTCGGGCTTGAGCGCCGCCCAGGCGACCTTGCCCTTGGTGCGCGCCCACAGTTCTTGTGCCCGGCCCGTCAGGTGCTTCGGATCGCCAGATCGTGAGGCTTGGGCCAACGCCTGGAACAGCCCGCGCATGGCCGGCGTGACGCGCATCGTGAAGCCTTCGTGCAGCTTCTCGCCGATGTTGATCAGGTGCCCGTCGGCACCTTTCCGGCCCCGCAACAGCCCGGCGAAGCCGGTTTTCCAGTTCGCCTTGACGCTCGTGATCGCCTTCCAGAGATCCGCCTTGTCGATCAGCGGCTTCGTGCTGCCCTTAATGTCGATCGTCAGCGGAGCGTTCGCCGGGGCGACTCCGCCCTTGATCGCCGTGCGCATTTCGCGGGCTACCAGCATGCCGTTCAGCGCCGTCGCTTTGCCGACTTCCCGCTCGAGCTTCTTGGTGAACGCGCCGGGCTTGAGCGCCGCGGACAGGTTGCGCCAGCTCTTGGACAGCTTCACGCCGGTCGGCATCGGATCACCCTTGCGCCGTCGACGTGCAGCTACTTGCCGGCCGGACGATCGTCCAGCCCAGCGGTCTTCAGCAGATCGGCGAGATCGTCGACGTGCAAGCAGTCCACCATGCAGGCGTATTCGTTCGCCGTCTGCACGACGGCAATGTTGCCGTTGCAGTAGTCGTTGCCCGGCACGGCGCCGTGCAGGACGCCGAAGGCCACGATCTTGCCGCCTTCCAGCCGGACCACCTTGTCACCGTTCTGCGCCTCGCGTCCATTGCGGTAATGCATCATCCTCACCCTTGCGCCGGGAGGTTCGCCCCCGGCCGTCGATCCGTGAAGTAGGCCCGGCGCATCGTCGCGCCGTGCCCGGGGTAGTGCCCGG